GGAATACCCGGAAGGGTCCATCGAAGGCACCAGATCCATCAGGCTGTGCCCGATAGAACAGGAACACATCTCCAGTCAGGAACTCGGGAGACTCGTTAGCTAAAATGGTCCTAGTGGCTTTGAAGATGCCGCCTTTGTAGTAGACGGTTGTTCCTTCGCTATAAACACTAGATGACGTGTACTGAGCAATGTGAGCGGGAGTGTTACCAGAAACCCACTGCTGAGTCTTGACGCTCCAGATCAGGGCATCTCCGTTGCCGGGTGCCTTGCTGCCCAGGTCCACGTTGGCAAGGTCGCCAAGTAACCCAAGGGCTCTGGTTGCAGTAGCAAAGTTCCAGATCTTCCAAGCACCGTTCTCATACACCTCAAAGTGAGGGGGTTCAGTGCTCTTGTTGACAAAGATGTCTCCCTCTTTTGGGTTAGCCCACGGAACCCAGGTCGTACCACCGCCAGATCCAACACCGTATTTACCAGTGAAGTAGGGGATAGGGTTGATAACGGATAGAGGCTTCCACTCACTGGCTGCTGCGTCCCAGGACGGGACTTGACCTTCAGTAGCTCCGCTAAGCGGGCCAGTGTCCCCAAGGTCTTCAAGGCGTAGGGCCAAGGTGTTAGCTGCTACCCACTGCTGAGTAGCGAGGTCCCACTGGAAGACAGCGCCGTTACTGGTTGGGTCGGTGACATCAGCATTGACATCACTCAGATCATTCAGGGCTAGCTGCGTGGGCACCCATTCGCTGTTGATTGCATCCCAGGCAGGAACCTGCATGTCGGTGGCCGCACCCAGGTTGAGGCAGTCAGACAGCTCCTCCAGCTTGATCTCAGGATGCGGTGTGATGTCCAGCCACTTGTTGCCACCTGATCCATCGCCAGGAGGGGCATCACCAGCAACGACATTGGTGGTGCTACGGAAGAAAGCCTGCTTGTAGCTGACCACGCTGCCTGCTTCCCAGCTGGTGTCCGACCAGGGAAGGAAGCTGCCAAGGCTCACCCAGCGTTGCTTGGAGAGCAGGTCACCCGCGACGTGGACGTACTTGGTGCCGTCACTTTGGAGCCAGTCACCGGGGTTCAGAACGTCCCCAACAAGCGAAGGCGCTAACGGGGTGTCACCAGCAAGAACGATGTAGCCAGAGGTGCCGGCCCAGGTCCAGTAGTACCCACGGTTGACGTTGGCGGGAGCTGGCAGGGCAGAGATCCCTGCTTCAACCAGTGTTGACCTGAAGAGCGAACCGGCGGCGATCCACTGCTTGACCAGATCTTCTGAGTAGACGCTGGCCCAGGCCGTGCCATCCCATGCCTTGAGTTCCTTGTGCAGGTTCTCCAGGGTGCTTTGCAGGGCCCCAACCGAAAGCGGCAGGTTGGGCTTGTTCGGATCGAAATACTTTGGGGTGTCCGGTGAGGCGAGCGTTCCCTTGGCGAAGGTCTGGCCAGAACCACTGGCCGCAGGTGCCTTGGCCACCCAGGTGCCAAGCGTCCTGTCCCAGGTGATCACCTGCCCATCAGCACTGGCGGTGACATTGATCGGCGGAGTGCCCGTAATCGTGGTGGGCGGTGGCAGCTGCCGGTCAACCACCCACTCGTTCTTGGCCTGGTTGTAGGTGGCCGTCAACACCGAGCCATCGGGCTGGGTCTGGCTGACCTGCTGCCCATCGACTGGGTTAAGCGGGAAGGGGAAGCTCATGCGGCTATTGCAGGACGGGCACTGAAGCCATACTGAAACAAACCATGCACCAGTGCACCCATGGCTGACCTCGCCCAGGAGCTAGAGGAACTCCACGCTTCTGTTGTTCGCACGGTCCGTAGCCGCATCGAGTCAGGCGAAGACATCAATAACGATGACCTGCGCGTGGCGATGCAGCTGCTCAAACAGAATCAGATCACCGCCAACTTGGCTGAGATCAACACTGAGCAGATGAAAAGCAAGATGGCAGCCAAGCTCAACTTCTCCAGCCTCAAGGAGAAGGTCATCCCCTTGCGCCAACTGCCGGACGCTTCACCCCGCCATAGCTCCGACGAGGCCCACCAGGCTTGAAGCCAAGGGCTAGTGCATCGACACTGGACCCTGACTCATCCATGAAGGCTTGCACCGACCAGTCCATGAGGTCCTGTTGACGGGCTGCTTGTTGTTTGCGCTGGTCCTGGGCTGCCGCATCAGTGAAGAACTGGACCGCCAGGGACAGCGCATCAATACGGTCATCGAAGGTCAACGCACCCCGCTCAGTCGTGATGCGACTCATCTGAAACAGGAGTGACCGTTGGTGACCACTGTCCTGGTCCCGCTCAGCATCGCGGTAGTCCTTACGAATCAACTCACTACTGACCACCAAACGGTGTTGCTGCACCACTGGAGCCAGGGTGTCCACGATGCGGCGCTCCTTCTGCATCGACACCCGCACCTCCTCGATGCCACAGGGATGGATGCGGTTCATCACCGGGGATAGGAGGGCTTCAAACATGCCGTCACCAAAGTTGGATTCGACCACCACCTGGGTCACGGCCCAGCGTTTGGCGCGTTCTGCCAGGGTCTTGAGCACCTCATCGGCATAGCCCTGGGTGGTGCCACCGCTTTCCAGCACGTAGAAGTTGCCGTTGAGGGTGGCCACCACTGACCAGGCCAGCTCATCACTGCCGCGGCCAGAGGGGTCAATGGCCATCACGCATTGCCAGGACTCCTGCTGACCAATCCATCCCTGGGTGAGCATGGGCCGGTGATACCAACGATCAGCGCCCATCCCAACGGAGATCAAATCCTGAATGCGTTGGTCAGGACCTGATGCCCAGGTGATCACTTCAGGCAGGGCCTTGCCGTCCAGCTCAGTAACGATCAGATCCCCCAGCCTGATCGGGTAGCGATCGAGGGTGGAGAGCCTGCAGTTGAGCTGGTACTGCAGCTGCACCGATGCCCTGGTCATGGACATCTCACGGCGCATCAGCTCGTCATGGCCAAAGCGCTCAGGGTCAGTGGGTTGTCCTGCCAGCGCAGGCTCCTCCTCCACCTCCGCTGCAATGAGGGGATCAAGGTTGCCGTCGTAGCAATCCCACTCATCGTCTTGGGAGGGGTTGGGATACCTGGCTGGCCATAGCCGCTGGGCGTAATTCCGCTCACGGTTGAGCCGCAGGTACAGGGAGGACTCCAGGTGAGGAGTGCCGAGGAAGATCGTTTGACGTGGGAGCTCACCAGCCACCTCAGGCTTGCGGATGGCTTCCAGTTCGGTGATGGCCGCGGCAAGCCGCTCCTGTTTCAGCGGGGTAATCGAGTTGCTGAGGGTCTCAATGTCATCCGCAATGGCGCAGGTACAGCGCTTGCCGGTGAGCGATGGGGACAGGATGCCAACAGCTCTGACAGAAGGGCTCTGATCAACGATGGATGGCCCCACATCCCAAGCATTGACGGACCCACGGCCATCAGAGAGGGGTTGGAGGCACTGGAGGATGTCGATGTCACGGCAGAGCCTGAGCATCCAGGTACTGATCTCCTGGCTCTTGTCGGCAGTGGCACCCACCAACAGGATCTTCTCCCTGAAGGGATCCCTGCGGAGCCGCCAGAGGGCATAGCAACCAGTCAGGAAGGACTTTCCACAGCCGCGGTAGGCCGTGATGATCTGCCGATCAGGACCCTTCTCCAGGTAGTGGAGGATGCCCAGCTGTTGTTTGGTGGGTGCATCCGCCAGGTTGAGCTCCCGCAGCAGGTAGCAAGCGAAATGCGGGAGGGGTTCAAGTTCAGGAGGGAGGGGTTCCCAGCTCATCAGGGCTTGGCGCCACCACCACCTGTTCCGCCACCACTGGTGGAACCAGGCGCTGCAGCCTTGTAATCGGGGGCTACGTAGCCCTTGTAGGCCGTCTTGGTGACTGCTGCGGCAACAACTGCCTGGGAAGGATCAGGAGTGCCTTCTAGGCCCAGCGCAAGCCGTTGGACATTGGTGAGATACATCAGGTCACTGGTGCAATGCAGACAGTCTGCCTGCCAGAGACGGTCAAAACAAAGCCCCCACCACCGAAGTAGCAGGGGCTTTGCCACCACCACCATGGAGAACCATGGTGATCACAGCCGGGAACCACCCCAGGCACTGCTAGGGGACAGGGTAGGTCAGGAGTTGCGGAGAGCAGCCAGAAGAGATCCCTTGGACGCATCGGCGTTGTCGGGGATCTGATGGCCAGACCAGCGAGCACGGAGACTCCTGCCCGCCACTTCTTCCGCGATCTGCTCATCCGTCAGGTCAGGACGGTGGCGAATGATCTTTCGCTTAGGCGAGGCGAGGGCAGCATCGACTTCCCAGGCAAGATGCTCCTCGATGCCGGTCAGGCCGCTGCCATCTCCTCCATCGTCGGCAAATCCTCTTGAATCGCAGCCGCGAAATCTCTCCAGTGCATAGTGCGCTGCCGTTCGTTGCCGACGCTCACGAACCTGGGATTCAGACGGAAGTACCAGTACCCCCCGTCTCTGTCTCGCCTGTTCACCACCACCCTGGCGGCTTTGAGTCGCTTGATTGCGTGAGCCACCACCGGCTGCCGCATGTTGATCTTCCTGGCTAAAGCCGACGTGCTGATCAAGACCTTGCCGTTGGCTGGATTCATCATCTCGGCCAGGCAGTACAGGATCGCTACATCCCTTGCTTCCAGCGTCCTGTCCGAGAGCAGGACCGAAATCGAAAGCCTGTTGTGATGCACTTTTGCAAATGTCTCGCATGTGTCCAAGATAAGAGGCCCTGTTGTGGGAAGCCATCTGCCCCCCTCCAATTGGATAGAAACATAACACCAGTGCATAGGTCAAGCCCCGCCGCAACTGCCCTCCCTTCCGATCTCTCTTGATCTTCTTTCTTAAGTACCCCTGATACCAGTCCTGGCATCCCCTCCCAGGGGGTCTGCCCTTATTGAGAACAGGTGGCAGTAATGGCCCTGATTTTGGGTTGTGTGATGTGGTGGAGTCCCTCAGTAGCGCTGACGCGCAGACCCCCCGCTGCCCCCTTGCGTTCTGGTGTGGCTGGCTGGGGGCTAGCAGGGTGAGGGCAAGGTGCGGGGTGGTGGCGGCAGGGTGAAGGCTTGGGGCCAGCACCTGGGGCGCAGTGAGGGCGAGCTGGGGCAGGTGGGGGCTGGGTTGTTAGCGGATTGAGCAGGCGCTGACGGTTGGTTGGTGGGGTGTGGGCTGGTGTGTGTGGCTGAGGTTGGGCTGAGGTGACTGGGGCGTGGGGGCTGGTGATTGGCTGTCCAAAGACAGATACGCAGGACAGGGCTGGCAATTCAGCAATGCGCCTCTTCCAGCTCATTGCTTGCCACCAATGACAAGCAGGTGCTATGACGGTGCACAGGTGAGGAACACCTCGCCGACACCACCACCACCTAAAGACCATGACCACCACCACGACTGTTCTTCATCTGTGTGCCCCTAACGACAGGAACGGGAATCCCCGCAGGGCATTTGTTGGGTTTGCAGGCTCGCTGATCACTGGTGCCTGGGAGGAGGGCTACAAGGGCTGTGCAGCTGTGCCAGCAGAGCTGCAGGGGCTGGCGGACCAAGCACCGCGGATCAACGTGTCAGCAAGCGAGCTGCGCAGCTGGCTGCAGGCAGCAAAGGAGGTGGGCTGATGGGGTTCTTCCGTTCTGGTTTTCTGTTCGGTTTGGGTTTGGGGTTTGTCTTGATCACCATCGGGGTCTACCAGGAGACCGTCAGGTCGACAGCTGCGCAGCAGCAGGCCCAGGAAGGGGCTTCCTCTTCCTTCTTGGTGTCACCGGTGCAGACCAAAGCAACAGGGGCCTTTACCGGGCACTGATGGCAGGAAGACAGGGAACAGCCGAACAGCCCCTGTCTTGCCTTGATCTCCTAGAGCCCCGCCACACCGTCCAACAGCCCGCTACGCGTTTTTTTCAATCACCACCACCTAGAGCCATGACCACCACCTACCACCACACCCAGCAACTGCGCTTTAAGCACCTGTCCATCGGTGAGCTGTTCCTCTTCCCTGCTGGCCCTGGTCGCAGCTATGCCCTCGGACCTTTTCTCAAGATCAGCCCTCGCAAATACCAACCCTGCAAGGTCTGGACTCAAGGCCTCAAGGTCCTCCATGAGATCAATGGGAACCCTGTTCTGATCGGCAGCACCAACGCAGCTGTTTCTGATCGCGTTCTGGATTGATGACTGCCCAGAGCCCTACGGGGCTCTCTGCAGCTTTCAACAAGCTGTCCACCACCACCAAAAGACCAATGATCTTCACCACCACCACCACCGACCAGAACCTCTGGGAGACCATCCTCTGGGCCACTACTGACCCTGACCAGGACGGTGACTGCTTGGACCGTCACTACGGGCTCTCTGATGTCGATTCAACAGCTATTGCCCAGCTGAATCAGCAGTTCTGGGCTTGGCGTGAACAGCTCGATGATGTTCTGATCAGCAATGGGCTCAAGTACCACACCCCTGAGGACATTGCAGGCCATACCCGCCTTGAGCACGTCTACGCCTTGGTGCGGGATGGTCATGGCGTCTCCTTTACCGATGGCTGGCGTCCTGGCACCCGTGAGCACCGGGCAGCCGGTGTGATGAATCAGCTCGCTAGGGCACAGGGTGAAATCGGTGCCTATCCCGGTGATGACGGTGCCATCCACTGCAGCTGGTCTGTCTGATAGCTGCCCGTAGCTCACCAGTTCGCTGGTGGGCTGCCTGCAGCTTTCAACAAGCTGTTCACCACCACCTACAAGACCATGACTGAATTTGATCGCCTCGCTTTCACGCCACCACCTGCCCGCACCTACTGGGAGGTGGTCGGCCCTGATGGCCAACCACTGCGCACCTACCGCACCCAACAGGCAGCCAAACAACAGCTCAAGCGTTTCCCAGCTGGCAGCACCGTTAAAGCCACCTCATGACCACACCGTCCCAACTGGCCACCATGGCCACCTTCCTGGCCCACCTCAGAACGACTGGCAGGGGGATTCCTGTTAACGCTGCTGAGGCCTTCCTGCTGATTGCTAGCGGTGTTGACCACGTCTCTGACCTTCAGCAGGCCATGACCGATCACGAGGGCCAACAGCTGCCAGGGGCCACCACAGCCCGCCTGGTGGCTTTGCTACGTGGCAGGGCTCGCTATGCCCATGGCAAGTGGATCGAGTCACCCTTCTCTCTTGTAGAAGTCAGACCACATCCACATCGCCGCGGCCAACAGCTCAGGCTCAGTGATCAGGGCCAAGCCCTTGTCACTGCGTTCTTTGGCTTACAGCCGACGCCTGGCAAATCTGCGTTTTCTGAACAATGCAACGCAGGAGTAGACCAGTCATCACCAAGGGAGGAAAAGGGAGATGCCTAGGAACCAACCCATCCAGGTGCGACAAGAACGGCGCCAGACGATTGCTCTGGTGCTTTCTGTTGATTTGCCAGGACCCGAGTCATGGCAACACTTCAGCGTGTATTGGACGCCTGGCAAATCTGGCTGCCCGCTGACCGCCCACCTGTGCCACAGTCCTAGGAACCACCACCGGTATGGACCATGGATCTGCGTCTATTGGGACGTGCTTTGGGACTATTTGCTGTCCTTGATCCAACCCACCTCCCCAGCCACTTCATCCAGGTCTTCCTTGTCATTGCAAGGGATGGACCCTGCACCCTCAAACACATCGAAGACCAGCTGAGCCTGTCCAACTCAGCTGTCAGCCGCACCGTCCATGTTCCCCGCACTAATCACTCGTGACCGAAGACAGACTCACCGTAATCG